GAAGTAGGCAACTGGTCAAATGCAGAGTAGCCCATTTGGATGGCTTCCCAATCTGATTCAAAGTCGCTCTTGCAAAGCTCAAGGTTCACCTGAAGGAACTCGGGCTGAAGGATAGCTTCGCTCAAGGTCAAGGTAGACGTGTCGGTAAAGTCACAAGTTTGGTCTTTAACGATGTCGTTAAGGTTTACCTTCTTAAGTACTTGCTTGTACTTTACGTTAGGTACAACCTCAATGCCGCCTTTGGCGATGGTGTCACCTGACAAGAGGGCTGCAGAGATGTATTTCCCTGCAAACTCACCTGCGTAGGTAGTAGTGATTGAAGTGGTCGTTGCCATTTTTTATTGGAAAAGTTTAGAAAATACTCGGTCTTTGGTTGTTGCAACACGCTCTGCACCGATGTGAAATTTCAGTTCGTGTTTCTTTTCTACTGGAGCAGCAACGATTGGCTTCTGTGCTGCCATCGCTACTTCAGCTACGGGTGCTTCTTCTTCAACGACTTCTTCAGCCATTTCCTGTTTTTTACCCATCTCTTGCTTCATCATCTCAACTTCCTCACGGAGCGAGTTCACCATTGCTACAAGGTCACCGATAGACATTTCGGGTTCTTCAGCAGCAGCTTCAATTTCAACCTCAACAGCAGGTTCTTCCTCCATTGCGGCTTCTTTGATTTCCTTGATGATGCCTTCCTCCTCAACAACGAGGATTTTGCCATCTTCAAGTTTATGCTCGCCAACAGGTACGGCAACTCGGTTGCCTTCGCCATCAACGAGGAATGCGTTAGCGCCAGCCTCAAATACTTCGGCTTCCACCATAGTACCATCAGCCAACGTCATAGAGGCAAGCTCCACCTTTTCGGGTGTAAGAGCCAGCTCAATTTTCTTGAATACGTCTTGCAGATTCATAACTAAAAAATAAATAGATTGATATTTGGGGATTTTACTATTGGCCTTTGCCCCCGATAAAGCCAATTCCTTGAGTCCACATATCGCCCTTGTCGCAGCACTTGGTAGAGTAGGTCACCTTGTCTTTGCATAGGCAGCCTCGCTTGTTGTTCTGTGGTACTGGGGGCTTTGGCCCTTGATTGAATCCTTTCATAATCTGTCAAGTTCTTTGAGTTTAGATTCCGCCCAACGCTTGGCAGCAAGGCCTCCCCACAAGAGGTAGCTGATAGTGCCGCAGGCTTGCGTGTCGTTCTCATCGTAGTATTCTTCGGCTCTTGATAGGTACGAGTACATACGGGTGATGGTTTCCACAGACACAGGCTTGCCGTCAGCGAGCTGCTGACCACGAATCTTACCCACATCGGTAGCACATTTGTTGCCGTTCTTTTCGTTCAGCTCTACGCCTCGTTTGGCGTTGTTACGCACCGCCTCTGGGTAGTCCGAGTAGGATTCCATCTCAAGGCGTTTTCCAGCCTTTCTGCGCCCATCTTTTTTGATGATAGCACGAACCGAACCGAAGATGTACTGCTCAAGGATATGCTCTGCCTCTGCCATCTCAATCTGGTTCAGCACATCCTGTAGGTTCTCACCACGCATCTTCTCACGCTGCGCAAACCATCCCTCAATGCTGAAGCCTTTGACCTTGCCCTCCTTGACGTACTCTGTCCAGATGGCTTCGTTGTTGACCTTCATCATCACAACCCAAGTGCCGACAGGGTAGTCCAAACCGTAGGCACGGGTCTTGTCCTTGTCCTCATCCTCAATAATCCAAGACTCCACCACCGATAGACCATTGAGTTCTTCTGCGTGTTCAAGGGTAGCGTTGTTCTGGTTGCCCTTAATCATATACAACTCGGCTGCTGCACGGATGGTAGCCTCGCTGAAGTAGACGTAGTACTCCTCGCCTGTCTTCTCATCAATGCGGTAGATAGGCTTATTGGGTACGAGGGCTGCTCCAATCAAGATGCGTTTGTCCTCGTTCTGTACTTTGAACTGCACCTGCTGCTTTGACAGAGCAATGAACTGCTCCTCTATGGCTGGGCTTTCAACGATGCTGATAGCATCAACACCCATCAGCTTATCATCTTCTAAAATCAGTTCGTAGATTTTCATCCTCCGATTGTTGCGCTGGAGCGAATCTTGCGCTCAAGCTGGTTAGCACTTTGTATGTCTTGGTTCACCACGTAGGCTCGCATTGGTTGTCCGAGCAGGCCTGCAAGTTGGTTTTCTGTACCAGCGAACTGGATATTGGGTATCATCGGTGATGCCGTAGCAGACGTAGATGGCACACTCGGTGTGCTGATGCGTGATGGCGTACCGCTTCCCTCTGGTTGGAATTTGGTGGCAGCGATTGTTGCTATCTGTGCAGCGCCCGTTGCAGCAGCAATGCCTGCAGGAACGAATCCTGCTGGGCCTACTGTAAGCTGGCTCATAACCGCAGCAGCGGTGTTTGCGATGGCTTCCGCAAGGCGAAGTGCTTTGGTGATTTTAAAGTTCTTCTCTGCGTTCTTTTTGTTGTCCTTGTTGAGTGCCTCTACAAGACCTGCGATAGCACCGAGTGACTGACCAACAAGCTCTACGGATTTGGCTGCCTGCTCAAGCTCACGCTTGCGCTCCTCATCAGCGTACTTTTTCTTGATTTGTTTCTTCTTCTCCTCGTATGCGAGGTTGACTGCCGTGATGTCTTGGCCTGATTTGATAGCCAAGTCAAGGAGCGATTGGTACTGGAGTTCCGCTTGCTTGAGTTCATCAAGCAGAGCGTTCTCGCCAGTCATACGGAACTGCTCAAGCGATACACGGTATTGCTCAAATATCTTGGCGTTAGCCTGTGATTGTTCTGCAAGCCGCTTGTTGCGGTCAATGACATCTTGCTTTTCTTGGTTGGCCTTCCAATCAGCAAACTCCTTCTCTTTGTCTTGGCGTTCCTTTAGGAGCTTTGCGAACTCCTCCTCTTGCTGCTTGGCCTCCGTACGTAGTCCCTTCAGTTCGGTTTCCAGCTTCTTGTTCCTGCGTAGGTTCTCCGTTTGTAGGTCGGTGACCTTTGCTTGCGCTTCAGCAAGCTGGCGCAAGTCCTCATCGGTAGACTCACCCAGAGCAATGCGGTCTTTTAGGTATTTGACGTATGCCTGTGCATTGCGTTGCTCGGCTTTTGCTACGTTGTTCTCAAGCTCAAATGCTCTGCGGACTGCCTTCTCACGCTCTTGGATGGACTTGGTTTGGTCATCAGCAATCAGGCGAGCCTTTGCGATTTCTTTGTTTGCCGTAGCACGGAGCTTGATGAGGTCACGTTCTCTGTCCTCAATGTTGTCAAGCTGCTCTGCCAGCTCTGCTCCTCTTTTCGTTTCACGGGCTATCTCATCACCGAGTCCCGTGAAGGCCTTTTTTAAGCCATCTACGGCCTTTGAGAAGTCACCGCTAAACAAACTCACCAACGACTCACCAAGAAGCAGGATGCGGTCAATTACAACCTTGATGGCTGCGTTGACTCCACCCATAATTTTGGCGAACTGGTCAGCGCCACGTGATGACTGGGTGAAATAGGTAAAGAGCGAACCGAGTGCAACAACTAAAGCCCCCAATCCAGTACCGATTAGGATGCCCTTCATTGTCTTTAGTGAGCCGAGAAACGACTTGACACCGCTTATGACTGCCTTGAATCCAGAAGCCGCCCCACCTGTGTACTTGTCAATCGCCTCCGTTGCATTCTGCATCGTGGCATTTAGGTTGTCGGTTTGCTTGTTGGTATCTACGAGTGCCTTGTTTAGCTCCTCAATATTGAGCAAGGCTTCCCCATTTTCAACCTTTAGCTTGATTACTTTCTCAACCGCCATTGCCTTTTGATTTGCTCTTTTGCTTCTGCCCAGCTTTCAATGACTTCCCACTTGCCCTTTGCGATTTCAATCTCCTCGCAGATTCCGTAGTGGTCACCCTTCAAAGCGTTAATTAAAGAACCTATATTCATAGCAGTTGTTGTCTTTCTACCATTATGCTCCACGTTTCTGCTACCGCAGTACCCCCTCTGTACTCCAGCTCAAAGTAAGAAGCGAAGCCATTAGAGGTGGCTATATTAACGTGGTATCGGTCTGATGTCGTTAATAGAATATCCGTAATTACATCGCCAGCAGAGGTGCGTTCTATTGAGTAGTTGTTCTCGTAGGCGTAGCTGCTGCACATAAACGTAATGCGCAGAATCTGCCTATCGCCTTCCTCCATATCAAAGACAGGGAGTGCGTAGTTGTGTAAGGCTGAGCATACGAACCTTGTATCTTCTTCGGTGCTCGTTGCTTCGTACCAGTACTGCGTATCGGTCGGGCGGCTCGTAGTGGTCTTGATGTTTGCAACAGGGGCTTTCTCCAAGCCAACCAACCCAGCGCTCGCTGCCTTGACGTACTTGCTGGTACGCCAGTAGCAGGCATTGTCAGTCCATCGGTAGCCGTAGAACTCGCAGCACTCCTGCGTAGCTGCTCCGCTGAAGGTGATTGTGCCGTTGTTGTTTAGTGAGGTGATGGTGTTGGCGCATAGCGAGGAGTTGACAAACGAGGCACGGAACAACTCCACCTTCGCAGTCATCGTGTCGGGGTTGTATCCCGTTAGCTTATTGATTCTCCAGTACTCCCCATCGTAGTATATCTGGTCGTTTAGGCTCAAACCAAAGACCTCAATCGGTTCAAGCACTACGCTCACCTCCATCATCACCGCATCCGTAGCGTATAGCTCAAGGAGGTAGGTGGAGTAGTACTCGGTGAGGAGGTTGTTCTTTGGGGGCTTTACGCCTTCCATTTGTGGGATGCCGTATGTTGCCGTGAACGTACCGCTGCTGACCGAGAAGATAGGGTACTGGCTCTGCGTTTGGAACGTACCATCGGAAGCCCTAAAGATGTAGTAGTCGCTCGTATCGTTAGTGCCTAAAAAGTACAACATACGAGGGGGTGAGTCTACAGGCTTGCCTTCCCCGTCAAACATCTGGATGACCTCAAACGTGGTGTTGGAGTTGATGCGGTTGGTGATGGTAGCAGCAAACGGAGCTTCAATGACAATCTCACCCTCTGCGAACTCGTTATTGGTGTCGTTTACCTCTACGCTTCCGTGAGGGTATTTGTATGCTGATTCGTAGGCTACATCCAAAAGGGAGTTGCCTTGCGCCATACGCAGCTTGATGCTCTTGCCCTGCAGCTCGGTGGTCGGCTTGATAGTGATGGGCTGGCTGATGTCAACGACCTCGTTCCAGTTAACCACCTGCCCAGCAGCAATCCATTCGCTATACGAGTAAACGGCTATTTCGTTGGGTATCTCCTTGCTCGGTACAAATACCAAGTTGAACATCTTTGCTACGCCTGCGAGGAAGTCCTTCTGCTTCATCTTCGGCAGGAACATAGAAGGCGTGATGTCAAAGTTGGATGGGAAGTCGGGTGCTGATATCACCGTCATCTGGCAGCTTGCGCCAAGCGTGCCTCCTGATTCTACACCACCGATGCGGAAGGTTACTTGGTTACTACCTGCAATGGTGGTAAACGTATGCGCAAAGTCAATAGAGAATACGCTGCTGGTAAGCACATCCTTCGTTTGGATAGCAACGCTACCCAAGTACATAGTGATTTGGTACATCCGCAAGCCAGAAGGCGAGGTGATGCTACCTTGAATGTTGAACTTGTATTCCCCTACAATCGGTAACTCGTAGGCATACGCTCCAGTATTAAAATTGCCCCCATTATCGTATACTTCTGTATTGAGCTGAATGATACTCGGACTGGTGGTCGTAAGGTCGGGGATAGATAGCGTACCACTTGAGTACACCTGCGCAAGGCGGTCATTGAACGTAGCCTCCAACGGCACAAGGCTATCCTTTGAGTAGCAAAGCGTGTAGAGTTCGGTGAAGTTATCATCACCCATAATGCCCTCGCCTGCCTTTAGCGTATAGCCAGCATCCTCAAAGATTTGGTTGAACAGAACGCTGGTCTTAATGGCTGGATAGAAGTCCGACTCCCACATAGGGGTGAACAACTGCTGCGGAGCAAACAAGGTATCCGATGCAAAGACACGGGTGTCAACAGGCGCATAGATGATATCGCCACTAAACAGGTCAAGATTCCAGCTATCGGTGATGTTCTCGTAGGATAGCGTATGAACATACGAATCAAGGGCAAGGTCACGCAGTTCCTTTTCACCCACCTCACGGGCGAAGCGAGCGTTCTCACCAGCCACCAAGATTTGGTACTGCGTAGGCACTCCGTTCTCCATAGCTACGTCAAGCAGTTGGAGGTAGCCCTCAATGACAATAACGTCATCCGAGTACAACGTCACATCCTGCTTGGCGTATGGGTTGAATCCTCCCGATACGCTGACATCGTAGTAGTGCTTAAAGAATTGGTTGTTTGCGTCTGTTGCTGGTACGCTGAAGCTCTTGGATATGGGGCTAAAGATAACCGCAGGGTCACGCAGGTCAGCGATGTTGTAGTCAACGCTGATGCCTTCATCCTCAAAGATATCAAGGTAGCCAGTAGATGTTTGAAGCGTTAGAGCCATACTCGGTTTTTGACTTGTGCTGCGTAGGTCATATTAAAGGTGTACTGCACCAGATTATCGTTGAGGCTGGTCTTGTACTCCACCTGCGTATCGTTCAAGATAACGTATCGTTCCTCCTCTACCAAATATACGGCATTAGATAGGAGCATTTCTTTCACCATCTGGTTGTAGCCATCGTTTAGGAAGCCCGTGTTGAGCGTGATGCTATCCGTGCCGAAGTTGTTGTAGGTCTTGTTGGGTGAAGCCGTAGTGGGGTCGTATGTCCAAGTGCTGCTACCTATCGTTCCGATGTTGGTGGTGTAGCGTTTCTTGTCGGTACGGGTTGATTCAACTGACTTCTTGAAGGCTACGATGTAGTCCCAAGCTCCGTACTTGTTTTGGTAGGCTATGGTGATTGGGGTGTAGCGTGGCTCACACGTTGGGTAGAAGCGAGTGGTGTACTCGGCATCATCAACCCCCAAGCCGAGAAGTTCAGCATCAAGGCAGTTAAGCCCCTCGCAAGTACCTCCATCGGCCTTTACTCGTTGGGCGTAAGCGGTGCTAACAAGGTTACCCAGCGACAGGTCGTAGTACTGCAGGTCGGTAACATCCTCTGGCTTCGGGTCAATGACCGAATCGTTGAGGTTGGCTACGCCTGCTGGCACGAACCATAGCTTGTCGGTTGAATCGGTAGAGTTTACCGCACCGAAGTCAGCCACATCAACTACGGCTGCTTGCCCATCGGAGTACTCTACACGCATACCATTCACCAACGAAGGCACGATGCCGATGGTCATAGCCTGCTCCTGCTGGATGTACTGCTGGCTGCTGCCGCTTGTCATTACCCCTGTGGTGGTCGTATCGTTTACGCCATCTACGAACTCCGTATATCCATCGTAGGCTTGGATGGTGTTGCTTGTTGCGCTTACTGCACCAATGCCACCTGCGGTTGTGTACTCACGGAACTTGACCTGCACGTTGCAGACAGTCTGCTCGTTGTCGGTAGCCGTACCTGCTGCGTGGTCAATGTTCGTTTGGGATAGGTACGAGCTTACGATGTTGCTCACATCAAAGTACCCGTAGAGGTTGCTGACCGATTCCTTGCGCTTGATTAGGCGGTAGGTGTAGCTTACAGGTACGCTACCCGAAGCACCAAACCAAATGAACACATCAGCAACGTACTTGAATCCTGCGTTGCCAGAGTTGTTAGAGCTTACCGAGTAGACCATAGGACTACCTGCGAAGCTGATAGTCGGTGGCTGCTGGTTAATCGTAATAGCCATTACTTGTATTTTTTGTTTAGTGCGTTGATGGTGAACTCAAGGAAGTCCTCCACGTCAAGTCCGTATGCCTCCTGTATTTCGGTGGGTAGTTTCTCAAAGCCAAGCTGAAAAGGGCGTGAGTAAAAGTTAGAAGGCTCAATCCCTTTGGCCTTAATCTTAATCATCACCTTGCGGGCGGTTTCAGCATACGACAGAAACTTGCCGCTATTGTCTTTGAACTGCAAACGTCTGCGAGCAGTCCAAGCGTATATCGCTCCGAACGGGGGCATTTTCCCTGCCTTACGGCCCTTATCTACCCACTCGCCATACTCCGCCATCAAGAAGTCAAAATCAAGGCTATTGGGGCCAGTTGTGATTTCGTAGTCAAGCGACTGGTATAGGTTGCCCGTGACGTTCTTTTTCTTCTTGGTTAGGTTCTTGCGGCTTTCAGCAACCAGATACTTCCCGAACTTGTTTAACGCAAGTCGGGTGTTCTCTGCCTTCTTCAGATTTGGGTTGCCTGTCTGCCGTGCCATTAGCAGATGATGGTTGGGTTGGGGGTTTCAATCTGCAGCGTACACTTCCAGCCGCAGAGCGTGTTCTCAAAGTCCTCATCAAAAGGCTCGCATACGGGGTCGTTGACCAAGCGGTAGCCATCGGTGTATAGGTCACCCCTGCGCATTGAGGCAATCATCTCCTGCAAGGTGAACAGGCTACGGTGGTAGATGTCTTGCTTCTGGGCTACGCCTTGAAACGAGTACGGCTCTACGTTTGGGTCTTGCTTGGAGTAGTCCATCACATCCATTACCAGTACGTCAATGGAGTAGGTGACCGTGCGCTCTTGTATTTCAGCCGTTCCCGTTAGGATATGGCACAGAGGGAATAGGGTCATCTTGCGCATATCAACGTCAAAGATGTTGCCCCACGTTACCGAGTTGACGTATGATGCGGATTCGGCTGCTGATTGCAGAGCCTCACACACTTGATAGTAGCCGTACTTCATAAATAGAAAACCACTTATCGGGTACGTTGTCGTGATATGGTCTGCTCAAGTCTTGCCCTATCCGCCTCGTAGGTTATCCACGTCAGGCATTGGTACAAGGGCAGCTCGGTTACTTTGTCAAGATTTTGTATAGCCCCTGCAGCAAGCTGATGGAGGACTGCGTACCATCCCCATCGTTTTCCAAAGGCACTTCGGGCATCAAGGACTTCTCTTGTTCCCCCTGTTGTTTCAAATAGGTCAGAGAAGATATCTGCAGTCCTATCTCTAAACGATAAAAAAAAAGCAGCGCACCTTGCACTACATCCATCGTGATGTCCTCAAACGCAGCACCATCGTGCTTATCTGGATGGTAGGGTTCTATCTCGTGGCGGTTCAATACCTTCTTCGTAACGGGTCGGTACAAGATACCCATCCATTTTGTGGCGTTCTTGATGGGGTCTTTCATATACTCCTCCAAGTCCACGAACTCACCGATGCTGATGTCCTCTAGCTTGGGATGGAATCCGTACTCTACTTCCCCTATCTTCACGAAGCGTTGCAGCTCTGGGTTCTGGATGAACACACCTGCCATAATGGTCTTGATGTCCTCAATCTCGTTAACTGGGAATAGGCTTTGCTCATCCTTGTCAATGCCGCAGAAGATGGACAGGGCAAGGTCATCAGCAGTTTCATCGGTGGGGTTAGCCCCCATAAAGCGTTGGAAGTCCTTGAGCTTGATGTCAGCCCATACGCTGGGTACGTTTATTGTGCGAAGCATTGCTGGCGTGTGTCGTTTATATTCTGGATGGTGTAGAACTGCACATCCTTATGCAGTTGCTCTGCTAATTCAGCGCATCTTGCTGGGTCAAGGTTCTTGAGTTCCTCCTCCCAATGGGCTGGGCCTTTGCAAAGGATGGCGTTGTTCTCGTTTAGGAAGGGGGTGTAGGGGTGCATATCCTGCGCAATGATGCACGTCTTGGTGAAACCAGCTTCAATCGCCTTGAGGTTGGACTTGCATTTGTTGAAGGTACTCGGAGCAAGAGGTGCGATACTGACGTGAATCTGCTTGTACAACTTGCCGTAGGTGGTGTGGTCAGCCCGTTCAAACGCATTAGAAGCGTTTAGCGAGACTTTGTAGTACTCAATGGTGTATGCGTTAAGGCCAGCCAGATTGATGCGATTGTAGGCCAAATCATCATCGTGGTGCAACGCACCCATATAACCCACGTTAAAGCCCTCTACCTTTTCAATGTCTGTCCATTGCTCCCTGCGTGTGTCAATGGCGTTAGGCAGTACCCAGATGGGAACGTATGGGTTCTCCTTCTGTATCTGCTCTGCGAGGAATGGATTGGTCGTGTGGATTTCATCAGCAATCTTTATTGTCCATAGGATGTCGCTCGTTTTAAGAGCGTTCCTGTTGGCGTGGTGGCGAGGCAATACCCACCAGTCATCAAGGTCAAGAATCAGCTTGATGCCGTACTTGTTGA